TGGTTATATCCTCCCTTTAAATTAAATTGTTTAATTAAATCCCTCAATAACTTCTTAAAGCCATAGCCAGGTTCCCACGATCAACCCAGCAGCTACAACTATCAGCCACGCGCCGAATAACCAGCCCAACAAGTTGCCAAGATTCTCGCCTTCTATATCCAGGCTCGTACGTTCATCGTAATCCACCTTCATGATATTTACCTCCGTTTTCCGTTGTTTCGCCCCACCGGAAAGGCGACAAGCACGCCCTGAAAATTACGCTTAAGGTATTGTATTGTGTTTCTCTTATTGCCTCGATATTGTGTTTGTATTTTACCGTCAGACATAACACAATTAGCGTCTACTGTGTACATTGCAGCTCCGGTATCATAATCAGTATAATGTCCAATCTCAACCATGTCCATGACCATTATTTTTGTGCCACCAATATTGACTTCTTTCATTTTCTTATCCTCCTCCTTCTTATTTATTTTGTTATTGCTAATATATACCTTAATACTTAATTGTCAAGCATTATTATTAAAATAAATGATATAATCTTAAACTATTTTAACAAGTGGTGACATTTCAGTAACTTACAGGTTAAAATAAATAATATTAATTGATAAAATAAGCTGAAATATACCCATTAAATACATAATAAATCATACATCAGCAAACCCTTATCAATCCTACATCACAGCCTTATGCAATTATACAATCCTGCCGGAGTCCTTACTATCATTGAGTTAGCGGAGTTTGTAATTTACCCTTATAATCATACCGGCTACAATATAATAATTGATTGTGGGTGATCCTCGTCATTTTTCAACCCGACAAAACCGTCGAATTATTAATTAATATAGCTACATATAGCACTACATCATTTAATATTAATAAAAATAGCTTGACATAGTGATATATTGAGTTCATATGTGAGCCGAAATCAACACAGTGAGGTGTAAATGCAACAAGGTCTAGCTGTTGATGAATCTAATAATATATCTAATTTGTCTAATTCGCGAAATAAGATAAATATCGTTGAGGCTTTTAAACTAAAGTTTCAACATCATTTAACTTATGCTGAAATTGGCGAAAGGTTCGGCGCTAAAGCTCCAAGTGTGCATGCTGCGCTCAAACGTTTTCTTCATATCTTGCATAATCCCGAAGAATCAAAGGCTTATGAGCTAAACAGAACGGAAATATTAACCGCTGTTGAGTTCAGATTAGTAAACCAACTCGTTAATAAGAGGAAAATAAAAGCCGCAAGCCTGAATAATATTGCTTATGCTGTGAGTCAAGTTAATAATATGATTAGACTTGAGAAAGGCCAGGCTACAAGCATCACTGAACATATTGACACTGATTTATCCGGCATGATCGATCAGCTTTGCGGGATCAAGTCAGCCGGTTCCGGCTCCACTGTGGCAAATAGTACACATTCCGCGCCGGTGGATATACTGGATTCACTCTCCACTGTGTCAATTGTGCCACAGTCAGAGCCAGCTGACGTTGATAATGTCATTAACCAGGCCATAGGATTACCCGCGCCACCTGCTGACTGTGTCAATTGTGCCACAGATCGTGCAGCCACGGGCCAGCCAGAGCCTACAGCTCAGCCAGTTGCACCTGCTAAGCGTGCAAAGCGTGCGATTAAAGCCCGGCCAGTGGGTAGACCACGTAAACCAGTTAAAGCAAAGTCAATCAAATCAACTGTTAAACCTAGATTTCAGACTCGTCGCAACTTCACACCAAGCCTAGATTCTAAGGATACCGCAACTAAACAGGGTACGAGTGCGCCTGCCGCTACCGATACCCAAGCTACCGCAACCAAGGAGTGGTATGATTAATTTATCTATGAAGGGCGGGGGGTCATACAGACCCCTTTTGGGTAAACGACCGCACCCGTTTTTGCTGAAGAACTCCCTCTCCCATTCCCTCATATCTAAAAGGGGTGATACCTTAGGCGCTACCCTAGGCGCCGCAGGCAGTGTTTTTGATGGTGGGGGTGGCAATTCCGGTTCCGGTGAAGGCAGGGTTGGCAAAATCAGTAGGGGGGGTATTTGTGGTGGCGGGAAAATGAGTGGGTTGGTTGGAAATGGCGGTTCGCAAAATTTTTCCATAAATTTTATAGGGAGTGGTTTTTGTGATGGATAATTTTTATTTAGATTTACTTTTTTTAATCGGAGTATTTGTTGGAATTGTAATTAGTTCTGTACTTTGGTATTGTTTATTAAGAATTTTAAAAGGGTAGGTAAGTAGGTAAGTAATGGTAGAAGGGCAAACAATAACCAGAGTCGAGGCGCATGAGCGATACGGCTTTTTGGTGTCTGAAGGGCGGAAGCGGAAGAACGAGGCCGATGTGCTTCGTGCGCTGTGTCGCCGTGATTTGTTCTTTTTGCTGGTTTATATGTGCGGAAGAAGGGATTTGGACACGGACTTTCATTTTGCCCGCACCCGTGACATCATGGCGGAGCCGGATGGGATGATGGATGTATGGTGTAGGGAACACGGTAAAAGTTCGTGTGTGACTTTCGGCCTAAGTCTGCAGGATATATTGAAGAATCCGGAAGAACGTATTTGTATATTCAGCCATACTTCTAAGATTGCCAAAGGGCATATGCTTCCAATTAAATATGAGCTGGAAGAAAATAATAAACTGAAAAAACTATTCCCTGATATACTTTTTGCTAATCCGGTCAAGCAGTCGCCCAAGTGGAATGAAGATGGAATTGTGATTAAGCGGCAAGGGAATTATGTTGAATGCACTGTTAATGCTTCCGGCCTTGATGCTCTCCACACAGGTGATCATAATACGATAATTGTGTGGGATGATGTTATTAACGAAGATGATGTTAGAAATCCTGAAATGATTAATAAGTCTATGGAATATATTAATTCATCCACAAACTTAACCTGCCGTGGATATCGCAAACGTGGCGTGGGAACCTACTACCATTTTAACGATCCGTATGTGCAGATGATCAGTCGTGGAATATTGAAGGAAAGATTATTCCCCGGCACGACCGATGGAACTGTTACAGGTTCTCCTGTCTGGTGGACACCTGAACAGTTAGCTGACCGGCGCAAAACTCTTACACCTTATCAGTTCGCCTGCCAGGTGCTTTGCAATCCGAAGATGGAGAGCAAGTACGGGTTTGATATGGAGTGGTGGAAGTTCTGGAGTACAGTTAAGCAAGGTTGCTGGCGCGGGATGAACATCCTGATATTTGTTGATCCGGCCAATGAGAAGAAGAAATCAAATGATTACACTGTTTTTACAGTAGTTGGTTTAGGCGCTGATCAGAATATTTATGTGATTGAGTGGGTTCGAGACCGACTAAGTCTGGAAGAACGCACTGATGTGATGTTTGCACTTCATCGTAAATATAACAAGTCAATCAAGGGTATCTACTACGAAAAGTACGGGATGCAGGCCGACATAGCTCATATTGAATATGTAATGAAATTAGAGAATTATAGGTTCAGTATCAAACCAGTTGGTGGTAATATTGAAAAGAACGACCGGATAAGCTGCATCGTTCCTATGGTTAAGGAAGGGGAAATTTACATACCTGAAGAATGTTATTACAGGACAGTTGAAGGTAAGCAAGTTGACCTTACTCAAATATTTCTTAACGAGGAAGCCCGCCCGTGGCCATTTGGATCACATGATGATATGTTGGACGATCTGGCGCGCATTAAATCGCCTGAAGTCCACTTACCCTTTCCTGATATGAACCAGGCAAACGTAAATTATCAACCTGCTGGTGTTCAGCGTGAGGATAGTTCCGGTAGTTACAATCCCATGAGGCAACACAGGGAAGGAAGTTCAATAAGAACATAGGAGGTAATTATGAGTTTTGGTGGAGGATCAAGTGCGCCGCCTGTAGTAACACCGCCAGCGGCACCACAGAAAACAGATGCAGAAATTCAAGCAGCGGCAGAAGCTCAACGGGAACGAATCCGTAAAATGTTGGGACGCAGCAAAACAATACTTACCGGCGGAGAGGGTGTGCTTGGCGGGACCAGTTCTGTTACCAACCAAAAGACATTGCTGGGATAAAGGAATAAATTATGGCTGAAGAAGTTAAATTAATAAAGTCCGCAGAAATTCAGAAGGTTCAAAACTTATTGGATTGGTTCGGCGAATTAAGTCGTGAACGTTCCTTATACAATGAAATGTGGCAGGATATTACCGATTACGTTGTCCCGCGCCGGTACAATTTCAAAGGTGATAAACAGGTCGGTCTCAAAGTCGGCGATAATGTATTTGACGGTACAGCTCAGTCGGCGCATGACATATTGGTTAGCGGATTCTACGGCAACATACTTTCATCGCAGTTCCCCTGGGTGCGCCTGCAAATTCCTACCTTCGGCCAGCCTACATTCAGCCGTACCAGTTTATCGCGCCATTATAATAACAGAGTAGATAAGATTCCTGAAATCCGCACGTTCATAGAGGATTATGAATATGCACTTTACAATGAATACCAGCGGTCGAACTTCTATGATGTGATGCCGGAGTTTATAAGTGACGCCAGTTCGATCGGTACCTCAACTATTTACATGGAAGAAGATAGTGTGAGTGCCAAAACAATATATACAGTCTGCAATCCGGGCGAAGTATTCATAAGTACCAATAAATACGGGAAAGTTGATGCTTTATTCCGCAAATTCAAAATGACTGTGCGGCAGTTGAAGCAGAAATTCCCTGGGAAACTACCTGCTGAAATAGAAATAATTACGAAATCGGAAACGCAATTCAGCGTTATTCATGCAGTTTATCCGAGATCAGAACGTGAAATGTATCAGGTCGGTGCACAGTTTGTTCCTAAAATAGACAATAAGAACATGCCGTGGGGATCCGTTTACATTCTGGAAGAGAAAAAGGTAATACTGGCTGAGCAGGGATATCGGCAGTTTCCGTATGCCTGTTGGCGCTGGAGAGTAAATAGTGAAGAATCTTACGGACGTTCTCCTTCATCTGATGCTTTAATTACAATCCTTGGCGGCAATATACTTGCAAAATCAATGTATAAGGTAGCGCAGTTAGCTTCCGAACCACCGTGGAATATTCCTACGGAGCTTAGAGGGCAGGAAAGGATTGTTCCTAACGGTCGCAATTACTATGAAGATAAGTCCCGCCTTGTCCAACCGGTTTCAGTTGGTTCCAACTATGCAATTGGCACAGATAGGGAAGAACGAGTTATTAAGATCATCAAAGATTTCTATCACGTTGATTTCTTTATGATGCTAAGTCGGGCAGCCATGGAGGGTGCTCAGTTATCCGTTCCTCAAGTTATGGAAATGCAGAGTGAAAAAGCTAGTGTTCTCGGTACAATTATTGGTCGGTTTGCCTCGGATGGTCTGGATGTGATCAATGATAGAACCGGAGAATTGGCTACCATGGGTGGTCGGATGCCGGAAATGCCGCAGATAATGAAAGAGTTATTTGGCGGCCAGACAATCAAATACGAATACATTGGCCCGTTGGCGCAGATGCAGAAGCGCCTGTTCAGAACTTCAGGCATAATGGCCGGCCTTAAAGTTATGGGCGAATTGGAAACAATTAAACCCGGCACCATGGATATTATAAACGTGGATTATGTTGCGACCGAACTTCTGGAATCCTTCGGTTGGCCGGCTCGCGCATACAACGATGATGATGTTGTTCAGGCTACCAGGGATGCACGGCAGAAGCAGATTGCACAGGAACAGTCAGTCAAACAGGCGGCGCTCATGTCGCAGGCAGTTCCGAACCTTAGTCAAGCTGCCGAACCTGACAGTCCAATGGATCAGATGTTGCAGGGAAAAATTCAGGAAGGATTGATGTAAGATGGAATTAAAAGACTTACTGAAAAACAAGAAAGTTACTCCCGATGATGAAGTTAAACGCATGTATCGGGAGGTTTTCGGTACCAGAATCGGCAAAGAAGTTCTGGCGCACATGATGGTCGAGTTGGGATTTTTCAATGAAATAGTTACAGATGAACAGAAAGTCTTGGCTAATTACGCACGGAGAATACTTAAAATTATGAAAGTTATACAACCGAAAAACATCAATGATATTATTGAATCGCTGATGAATGTAAGTTTTGGCGATGATGAAAAAACAAACTGATTGGAGGTCAATATGGGAAGATTAATTTTACCGGAAGAAATTGGGAAGGAAATGATTAAAAAGCAGGTAAGTAATATACCTTTAACTTGCCCGGGAACACCAGCTTCAGTTACAGAAATCAAGGGGTGTAAATTTACCCCAGCTGTTTATCTGAATCGTGGGAAATTATACTTGGTAGTTGTTTCTCCGCAACTTCCTGGAAGATTAATTCCAAAAGCAGGTTTTTACGATGTGCCGGAAAAGGGTTATTTGAGTTGGATTGGAAGTTTTAAAATTATAGCAGTTTCAGCAATGAGTATGGCTGGTTATTTTTGCCATATATTAGAAGCGTTTGAAAGTGATGTTCCTAAAAACTGTATACCAGTTGCCGGTTTTATTGAAGGTGAAAGAAGTATACGTGCAGATATGATTGAGGTTAAGAGGGAAGATCGCCTTTTGATTTAATAGAATACATAAAGATTTACCCATAAAGG